TTATCGTGAATCGTAGTTGGTGCTCTCCTTCTTCGGATAAGAAGGTAGATGTAGTTCATAAGACTGCTGACCTTCTTCGAACCTACGGCACTAAGATTATCCTCGATATGGATGACCATTGGGAACTTGGTACTGGGCACTCATTCTACAAGTACTACCAAGAGAACAGAATGACCGATTTTGTTAGAGAGCATGTTAAAGTTGCCGATGGCGTGATAACTTCGACCAAATACTTAGAGGCTGAGTGCCGTAATCTTAATCCTAAGACGATAACGCTACCGAACATTCCCAATGTATCGCTCTACGAACAATATGGTCTTAAAAGCGTTCCTAAGGGCAAATTCGGAATAGGCTATTTTGGGGGTGCTCAGCATGAGGAGGATGTAGAACTTCTAAGAATCTCTATGGGTAAGCTCTCATGTGATTCTTCTTTGGATGGGAGGTATCTATTGGCACTCGCTGGGTATAACGACAACCCTGTTTATAACGCCTACGAAAAAATCTTTTCGAATGATAGCCAAAACATAAATTACACCAGAATCCTTGCCGCTGATATTTACAGTTACGTTGGTGGCTACAACTATGTCGATGTTGCCCTTGCTCCTTTAAGGAGGACTAAGTTCAATATGTTCAAGTCGGAGTTAAAGATTACGGAGGCTGCCTTTATGGGTAAGACTGTTATCTGCTCTGACCTCCCTATGTATGCCGATGTGGTTAAGGATGGCTATAACGGCTTCATTATCCCTGATAACAAAAAGTCCTTGTGGTACAAACGTATGAAGACCTTGATTAACGAACCAGACCTTTCTCATCTGATGGCTACCAGATTAAAGGAGGATATGATTCAGTTTCTCTCCCCAAGTGAAGTCCCTAAAAAAAGAATGGAGTTCTACCGCAGTATCTGTTCGAAATAGTCGTATCTTTGCTGAGTCATTTGGTGTGGTTACCTGATGGTTTACTGGTTAAAGGAAAGGCTCGCTTAACTGCGGGTCTTTTTTTTGCTCTATCTTTGCTCAAACTAAACCCATTCTCCTATGAAAATGTCCAAGGAACAACTTTTCGGAATTATCCGCCACGTTATGTCTGCCGCTGCTGGTTACTTTATCTACCGAGGCTACCTCACTGAAGACCAGGCTGCCGAGATTAGCGGTGCTATCCTCGCTATTATGGCCACCACTTGGTCTGTGGGCTCTAAGTAAGGCTAAAAGAATAGAGAGTGTCGTTAGCGGTTCTCTCTATTTTTTTATATCCCTTTTGTAACATAAGATTATCGAACTCTTTAAGAGATACACCTGTTTCATACTCCCCAAATGCGTTAGTCTCCGCCCATATATGCCTTGGGAACACCTTTTCGATTCCGCTAATAATGTCGTATTCTGCCCCTTGGGCATCCATGTGTAGAAAATCAACCTTTTCAATCATGTGGATATCGCAAAAGCTATCGAAAGAAACGCATTCGACATCATATCCATTCATATCAAACTTCAAGGTCTTATAAAAAGCGGATTCATTCCCCTTTCCATTGACTACTGGCTTAAAAATAGAGCCGCTATACCCCCAATTATTATTATTTCCGTAAGACAGTGATGGGTAGAACGTTTTTGTGCCAGCCTCCTTCGAAATAGCGAAGGAAGAAAAGACTATTCCATGCTCCTGTGCTAACGAAACGCACTTTTCTATATTATCCCTATCCGGCTCAATAGCGTAAATCTTAGCGTTTTTGAACATCTTCCTAAAAAAAATGCTATGAGCAAGGTCTGCCGCACCTAAATCCACAATAGAAATGTCCTGATTAGCCTTAAAAGTCTTTTTTAAGAACGAAACTTGCTTTTCATCTATCATAATTCAATCAATTTGCTTTTTATAAACATAAGAACTTTTAACGAAAACATGTAATACTCCTTTGCTACCTGCCTATGGAACTTATTTTTTTTCGACTCTGAGAATTTTAGATAAACCAACTTACCAATGTTTCGAGAAACAGAATCCTTTTCATATTCATTGAACACTTCAAACATCCGCATCCACTCCCTCTCCGAATATTGAACATGATGCTCCTTATGATAAAATATAGACTCGGAAACATTAAAAATTGAATGCCCATTAGAGCCAAAACGATAGGGTAGCCAATAATCCCACCAACACTGCCCCATAACAAAGGGTGCTTCATAGAATAGATAATAAAAGTTCTTGTGAACAATAAAAACGTCTATTCCATAAGGCTCTCTTATAGCCTTAATGTATCCTTCTTTATAGTTATACCGAGATGCAATAACCAGCCCTCTTTCACAAGCATCTAAGTATCCGCCAAGAACTTTCCTTTGGTCTCGAAGCTCTATGTCCGAGTTTATGAGCATAACCGAGTCATAATCGTTCTTACGAGCGTAGTCTATCATATCGGTTATGTAGATATATGGGGCTTTGAACACCTCTTTCCCACTTTTAGTCGCATCCACACGAATACACCCACTCGGAACTTTTATGTCCTCGCACGGGTCGTTCATAGTAACCACGTCTCCGATATCGGCTGCCACCCAAGAACTCACACACCTCTGCTGAATATCCCCATTCACATGAGTAGGGCTAATCGAAGTTATTACGAGCCTTCTCATATATGAGCATACTGAGCCTTAGCATCGAATGACGGACAGGCCTTACTAACCCAGACAAAGTCGCGGTGGCCTTGAATCTTCGCATTCGGATACTTCGCTCTCCAAGCATGAAGAACTTGGCTTAACGCATCTCTCTGACCTTGCGTGCGGTTATCAACTGGATTGCCCCTCGAATCAATACCGCCAATATAAGAGACGTGGAGGCTAACACTATTAAACCCAACCACCCCATTACAAATCTGCTCGTCTTTTGCCAAAGTGATAACTTCTCCATTTGCTTTAATAATTTTATGATATCCTGGGGATTTCCATCCCAATCTTTCCCGCCAGTACCGCTGAATGCTCTCTACCGTGGTCGATTGTGGGGTTGCAGTACAATGAACGCACAAGAACTCAATCTTTCTCATATCGTCTAATTAAGTGATTTTTTCGTTTATCGTGCGAATATACGATTAGGTCGTATGAAATTTAGCTTCGACAAATCTTGTGTCGTTCTGCGCACCTTTGTTTCTGTTTCCTAATATAACCCTGTTCACCTTCAAGTTCATCCAATAGCCTCCGAGTGGCTTAATTCCCCTTCCTCTCTCAACGTGGAAGCCGCCTTCACCTGCGCCAAATTCCTCCTTGTATGTGCTTGTCCGTAGTTGATGTACCCTTCGATGGGTGATGATTTTATTTCTTTTGTTGTAATGATGCACCATATTGACATGGTGATATAACTCATGGACATGCCCTTGCCAAGTTAGGTCATAGCCCTCGGTGTTGGCCATCATACGTTGGTCTTGAATAACCCCCTTGGTAACTGGGCCGCCTCCGCCGCTTCCGTGGTAGTAGTGAATGATGAATGCCGTGTTGCGCGTTACGTCATCGTTTGGGGTACTTACATCCAAGTTAATATGGATAGTGCCTCCATATCCGCCAATCTGCACATTTCCTTTATGCTTATAATTGAAGATGGCTTGGAACTGCTGAAGTGCGTCAAACTCCATGTGCCGTAATACTCCTGTTTCGTGGTTGCCATAGCCGATTAAAGCAAGGTTGTCCTTGTATGGTGCGAACCAATCCACCGCATCCTCGACCACTGCTTGCAGGTAGTTGCCTTTGTTGTGTTCGGGTCGGATATCATCCTTGCTTCTCCTTGGGTCGCCCTTTCCTTGCATTAGACAAAAGAAGTCTCCGTTCACGATAATGAGTGCGTTACGTTCAACCGCCTCATCCAAGTCCTTTTTTAGCAACGCTCTATCGCATTTTGGATTATCCCAATGTAGGTCAGAAATCAACAAAAAATCACAAGATTTGCCTTTTATAGTAATTAGGTGAATGTTTGGCTGCATCTGCTGAATTGAGTGTATCATTAAGTGGCTTGGTTAATGCCACAAAGATAGTAACTCTAATTAAGTCAGTTTTTTCATAAAAATCTACCATATTTGCACACATGGAAGAAAGTCCATTAGAAAAGAAAGAGAAAAGGAGGGCTAATCTTGTAGAGTTAAACAAGAATACAAGAATAGTTAATGGCGTTCCGCATGGTAGTATTGTCGGAGCTGCTGAACTCAAGAAGAAAGACCTCCGTAAAATGATTGAGGCTGAACTCTCTAAAAAAATTAGCGGTACTACTCGTGCAGAAGGATTAGTTGCTCGCTTGATAACCATGGGAATCCAAGGAAACATGAGAGCGATAGAGCTTATATTGGCCTATCTATACGGAAAACCACAATCCCAAGTTATAGAAGCAGACAATAAACCCTTTGTTTTAGAGCTTACTGAGCCAGAAAAAGAAGAAGCTTCTATTATGGCTGAAACATATACACAAGTTATTAACAATCAATCTGATGAAACTAACACAGAAACAAACACTGGCATATAGGATGGCACTGTCTGGAGAGAAGCAATTTATTCTCTTCGGTGGTGCCATCCGATAGCGAGGCGGGAAAACTTACTGGCTTCTTCTCACCTTCATATCTCTTTGCTCTAAGTATCCTAAGTCTCGGTGGCTAATAGTGCGTTCTTCAAGACCTACCCTTGAGCGAACCACTATGGTTACATTTAATATGATACTGAGTGAAGGGCTTAAACATTACATATCTGGCTACGATAAGCAGTCCTTAACCGTTACATTCAGTAACGGCAGTGAGCTTATCTTTATGGGCGAGAACTACGATACCGATAAAGACCTTGACCGCTTCAAAGGGCTTGAAATCAACGGAGGTGGCATTGACGAGATTAACGAGTGCCAAGAGGCTACTTTGTATAAAATGTTAGAGAGGGCAGGTTCTTGGAACAACGCTGAGGGCAGGCCTCCTATTGTCGTCTTGGCTACTTGCAACCCGGCAAGTAATTGGGTGAAGGAGGAGGTTTACGATAAGTGGGTGAAGGGAACTCTGCCTGACACTTGGGCGTACATTCCATCCAAGATAACGGATAATCCGTATATCCCGGAGGACTACCTCAATTCTTTGAAGGCCAATATGCCGGAGTACGAGTACCTTCGTTTCGTTGAGGGCGACTGGGAGGTTCAAGAGAAGCCTGAAAATCCATTCTTCACCGCATTTGAGCCGAAGCAGCACGAAAGCCAAGAGACGTTTTTCAATCCGAACTTGCCGATTTTATTCTCCTTTGACTTCAACTTACAGCCCTTCGCAGGTATTGTATGCCAAAAGTGGAAGGATGATGAAGGCGAGCACTTCCATATCGTTGATGAGTTCTCCGTTGCTGATGGCTCTATCCCTAAGATGATAGACGTTATAAAAGAACGCTATGAGCCATACCTTCCTATGTGCTTGGTTACTGGCGATGCTATGGGCAAGCGAGGCGATTTATCTCAGAGGGATAATGCCAACTACTATGAGCAGTTAGCAAGGGGCTTGAAGCTAAGCGGAAAGCAAATCCGTGTTCAAGATAACCCCAAGCACGAGAACTCTCGAGCCGAGTGTAACTATATTTTGAGGCACTTCCCTGATTTTAAGGTTAATCCAAAGACTTGCCCCAATACGGCAAGAGACCTTCGAATGCTCAAATGTGATGCCATGGGAAGCATAATTAAGCGAAATAGAAATATAATAACACAACTCGCAGACCACGGAGATTGCCTCCGTTATGGATTCCACACATATCTTGGAGAGTGGTATATTTACCACTTGAAAAAGAGTGGTTATAAACACATGCCCTATGAGCTGTATTGAGTGTACCGATTGTCCTTCCATTGGGACTTATGACATTTGTTGCGATGAAATACTCGTGGCTACTAACTTAACCGCATCTACCGACTATTTGGTTAGGATACTTGACTTAACCTTGAATAGATACATTAACGAAACGGTAACGAGTGATGCCTCTGGGAATGTTTCTATTTCTATAAGTCAGTCTATTTATGCGCCAAACAGAACGTATGAGGTGAAGGTTTATGCAGATGCAACTTGTTCTTTGGATGACCCCATTGAGTTTGAGATGCCTAATACTTCCGAGGCTGCTGATTGTGTTTCATTTGAACTATTTTATGCTGATTGAAAGAGCTATTGTGGTTAGCCTCATGATTGTGGCTACCCATATTTCTATGGAGGTGGATATGTGGCTTGAATGGCTAAGACGTATTCTTTCCAAGCTTGTTCCTGAGTCAAGTGTATGGAGCAAGCCGTTATACAACTGCGTTGGCTGTATGGCTTCCGTTTGGGGTGTTTTCTACTATTGTATTACTGCTTTAACCCCTTACTTTGGGTTTAGTCTTATAGAAATGGCTATCGTGTGCGTTATCTGCATACCTTTGAACTTCATTTTTATAAAACTATCGTGATAGCCGAATTACTTTACAAATGGTTTCCCAAGCAGTTCAATCAACTTGTTTGGGATGCTACCTATAAGCCGGACAAGATGCGCGGATTAAAGTTCGCCTTTGTCTGCGAGGGGCACAGGTTCTATGTGTTTGACTCTCTCTTTGAGATGCCATTGGAGCGTCTTGGGAGAGCGCAAGACTTCGTAATGCAACTTCAGAGGATGGTGAGCGACCAAGAGCTAACGCGGTTTCTCGATTCTATGGAGTCTGCTTTATTCGAGTCCACTAATGCTGAAAAGCTAAAGTCTATATCGAGGATTGGTTTTCTGATAGGGGAGATGAAGGAGCGCAAGAAGATTTTGATTCACCCTGAAATTATGATGGAACTTGCAAGCTGTATGCTTGTAAGGGAAGACCAAGACCCTGCTGATTGGAATGATGAGTTTGAGCAGAAGAAGGTCGAGATGTTCCGAAGGAACTACAAAGGCAAGGGGTTATATGATTTTTTCGTTTCCGGCGGGTTGAAACAGTTCTTTCCCAACTTAGATTCTTTCGAACAAGATTGGGAAACATATTTAGAGATGTCTCAGTCCCGCCTCAAAGCCCTCGAGGAGTTGATGAAATCACCTCGCTTGGTAGGCAGCTCTACGACCAAGACAAAGAGTACCGTGAATTAGTCATTTATCTATCTGAGGGGGATGTCCTTCGCTACAACGCTTACATGAAAGTGTCCGTTGAAAAAGCCTTAACTTTGCTTGAGTTTAATCGAGAGAGGCAGAAACGGGAAATGGAAAGTCTAAAAAGCGATGGCAAGAATACAGATAGAATATACGGCAAGCGTTGAGGCTTACAAAGCTAAGTTACAAGAGTTAATAGCTCTTAATGAAACCTTGATGCGAGCTTCGAATAGTGCTAATGTATCTATTCAAAACTTAAACAAGAGCGCGTCTCAAGCTGGGGGCACATCAAAGATTGCCTCTCAAGCCAATACTGCTCAGAAGGAAGCTGAAAAAGCTCAAAAGGCAGCCGAAGCCGCTGAGAAGGCTAAGGCAAAAGCTGCGGAAGCTGCGGAAGCTGCCAAAATAAAAGCAGCTGAAAAAGCTCAAAAAGTTGCCGAGGCATTGGCAAAAAAATCTCAAAAAGAGGCGGAAGCAGCAGAAAAGGCTAAAGTAAAAGCTGCCGAAGCGGCTGAAAACGCCAAAGTCAGAGCTGCGGAAGCATCCGCAAAAAAAAGAGAGGCGGCAGAATTTAGAATTTTACTTGCTCAAGAAAGAAAAGAAAAGGCTGCTGTTAAGGCTACCGAAGCTGCGGAAAATGCAAGAGTAAAAGCAGCCGAGAAAGCGGCAAAAGAAAGGGAGCGGCTTGAAAAGCAAGCAATTCGTGCCACTGAAATGGCCGAGAAACAAAGGGTAAGGGTAGCACAAAGAGAGGCCAAAGAAAGGGAAAGGCTTGAAAAACAAGCTGTTCGCGCTGCTGAAATGGCTGAAAAACAAAGAGTAAGAGCCACTCAGCAAGCAGAAAAGGAAAGAGTAAGGGCAACGCAACAAGCTGAGAGGGAAAGGGCGAGGGCATCTCAAGAGCGAATAAGAGCTGAACAAAACTTTGCAAGACCGCTTCAAGGAATAACAAGCTATGTGTCTGCTGCATTTGCCATTGGTTCTATTGTAAACTTTACAAAAGAGTTAGTTCAACTTATAGCTCAACTTGAGATTGTTCAATCAAGGTTTAATTTCATATACAACGGACAAGAAGAAGGGGAAAAAGGATTTTTAAGACTTTCAGAAAGAATAAGAACGCTTGGTCTTGACTACCAATCCACTATTGAGCAGTTTTCTTCATTTTCTATTGCTGCTCAGCAAGCAAACTTCACGGTTCTTCAGACTGAGGATATGTTTGTTCGATTTGCCTCATCTTTAAGAGCGGTGGGTGCGAGCAACCTTCAAGTTCAAAGGTCTTTCTATGCCTTACAGCAGATGATGTCTAAGGGTGTAGTTGCTGCTGAGGAGTTACGCAGACAGATGGGTGAGTCGTTGCCTGGTGCGGCATCTCTTATGTATCAAGCGTATAAGAAGCTTCATCCGGAATCGGTTCAAACCGAAAGGGACTTTATGAAGCTTCAAGAGGAGGGCAAGATTCTTTCAAGAGAGGTCTTACCAGAGTTTATCAATATGCTTGAAAAGACTTTTGCCCCAGCTCTTGAGTCTAAGATAAATTCATTGACTGCAACGATAGAGAGAACGGAACAAGCTTGGCTTGATTTTAAGTTCACCCTACTTGATGTGCAGCCAATAAAAAATGCCTTAAATACGATAACTGAAAAGTTAAGGGATTTTACAAATGTTTCAAAAGCACGGAATTTAACAGCTGCGGAAAAGGATGCTTATGATAGAGGTGTTATAGGAGATGTTATTATTGGTGCAGGGGTAGG